ATGAACGATCCTATGTTTGTCGAAACGCTGATTATCTCCTCATCGTTTTTTATTATCGCGATTATTTTGATTGCTTCCGTGCTGCTGCTGGAAAACGGCTGACCGTTAGCCAGCCGCAGTATTTATTGTTTACGGAACGTCACCAGTTCAGGACGGGCGATACGCAGATAGTCCTGGGTGTCCATAATCACCGACTTTTCCAGCAGGCCGGCGTTAAAGGCGATCTCATCGAAGCGCTCAAACAGCAGCGGATCGGCGACCAGCGTCAGATCCGGATGAAAGCTGAAGGGGGGAATGGCGCCGAAAACGCAGCCGGTAAGCGCATCCACTTCAGCCGGACTGGCGAGCGAGGCCTTTAGCCCACCGAAATGACTGGCCAGCAGGCTCAGATCGGCCTGCCGATCGGCGGCGAGGATTGCCAGAATATGTTTCTTAACACCGTTGCCTTTTACCTTGCAGACCAGTGCTTTTGCACCCTGTCGGAGATCGGTCCCGCGAATTTCACTGACCGCTTCGCATTTCCCAACGGCCTCATGCGCCACCACGCGAAAGCGCGCCTCCTGCTCGGTTAATAAGCTGATTAGCCGCTGATGGGTCGTCGTCCCGATCACGTCATCAGACATAACGATTTCACCTGTGATTTGCCAATACGTAGCTTGTTACATTAGCACGGGACGAAGAGGGCGGAAAGAAAACAGCCAGCGGGTGCGCTGGCTGTTGGGTCATGCGTTGCTGGTGGACGACTGTTTCTGGAGTAATTCGCTAAAATCTAAGTGACTGAATTTAATTCGTAAAACTCTTTCCCCAAAACATCCCCAAAATAATTCCCCAAAACTCCCTGTTTAAATCACAACTTTTTTCCATTCTAGACCACGATCATCTCCATACATTACGCTCATTGCTTCGGTTTTATGCCCTAAAAGAGTTTTGACATCTATACCCTGAGCTTTGTATGTTCTTGATGAAAGCGAGCGCTGTTCATGAAACGGCGGAAGGGCAGTGCAATCCTTAGGCCAGGTAATATTTGCTTTATCTCTTGCCTCCTTAAAATATCTTGATATTGTTTTTTCGGGAACGTGAGATCCCGCTTTACCGTAAGCGTGATGCTTAACATGGTGGATCAGATAAGGGCTCACTACTCTATCGCGACACTTACTAATAACATCAGCCAGAGTCAACCCGATTGCATCGCACTTTAAATTTAAGGGGATGGCTAACTTCATTCCGGTTTTATTTTGGGTAACATGAAGGTGATTATCCCAAATGTCACTAAACTTCATCTCGACTATGTCACCTATCCTTTGCCCGGTTACTAAAGCCAAAAGCATAGAATTTTGAGCGCAAGGCGGCAAAGAGCCTGCGCTTTCAAAAATCAATTTCCATTGTTCAATGCTAAGTCTGCTTCGTTTCACTTTGGCTATTGGATTTTTTACAGCTAAGGCTGGGTTGTAGCCAGGATCAACCTCGCCAGCATGCTGCGCCTCTTTGAACACGTCGTTTAGTACGCTTCTTATCAGTTGGCCCATTCTGTGCTTTCCCTCTGCCTTATATTCATCAATAATTTTTGCAATGAGTCTTGTATCAACATCCTTCAGGCGAAGGTTTGGCACTCTATCTGCGAGAATCTGAGAACATAATCGTCTGGATTTTACAGTAGGGTTTTTTATCTCACCGTCACGCAACCTTTCCATCTGAATTTCGATGTATTTTTTAATCCACTCAGAAACACGTATACCTTGATCCTTTTTCCCTGAGCTCTTCATTGCCATATCAATCAGAGCATAAGATTGCTGAGTTTCTTGTTCTGCTGTTATACGGTTCATCTCGATTGCAGCAGCTTTTGCCGCTTCATCATCTGTTCCGAATCCAATAAATGAACCTGTTACAGGGTGGCGATATTGCCAATAAATTTTTGAAGTACGTTTATCTAACTTACAGTAAAGGTTGGGTATTTTGACATTATGTTTTCTGGGGCGAGCTGCCATTTATTGCTTTCTCCACTAACTGGCGGGCCTTGTCTGATAATGATGACGAAATATCAACACTGCCAACCATGCCAACAAAACGAGCATCTTCATCTATTACCCAGCGTCGACCTTGCTTTAAGGCTGGCGGATAAGTCTGTTTGGTCTTTGCTATTTTGTTTAATGCTGAGTTGCTTAATGGATATTTGAATCCATTAGGACCAGATGCCCACTCATGAAGTGTTACTAACTGCCCCATGCGTTTCTCTCCACTTTACCGGCTGCACCCGGCTATCTTTTATAGAAAATGCATGATGAGCACCCACCACGGAGGCCATCATTGCAGGTACGACATCTTTTCGTTTCGTTGTTATAAAGCTGGTTGGCCATCTCCTTTGAAATAATTACTGGCATCGGAACGCGGATAACCAGCCTGCGGAGTTCGGCTATTTCGTCTGCCTGCTCCATGACTCTGTCGTACAGGTCCGATGCTTCACCTTTCCACCAGGCAACATCGGATTTAAGACGGCGCAGGCGCCGCTGTTTGAGTTTGCTCACCATGGCAGCCACCCCATTTGCTGAAGTGCGCCGATTGCCAGCAGCACGAACATCACAAAATCGAATGGGTTAGGCATCACTTCACCTCCTTCTTCGCTAGTTCCTGCATAGCATCTCCATAGCGCTCCATGCCTTTGGCAAGTGCATGAGAAATCTCCTGCTGCGGTGCTGCTGCCTTTCGTGCGCGGTAGCGCTTATCTGCGGCGCGGATGCTCTCCCGGCGGGACGGGTCTTTTTTGCGCTCAATGGCGTAGTGTTTTATGCAAAACCCACGCGCGACATGCTTTCCATCACAACCAGAAACAGAACACGTCCTGTTCTTGAGTGGTTTTCTGCCACAACACGGGCAAACACCATCCGGAATCACCGAAGAGTTGCTGGTAAGCGGGATGTAATCCAGCCCCCACACCGTTGAAGGATCTTTTTTACCCAGCACGAACAGTGGAGCATTACCTCGCAGACCACGATTATCATCCTGATAGTCAGCACGTAGCCAACCAATCGCCGGCAACTTGTAAGCCGTCATTACAGGTTCGGCACCCTGAAGCATGGCGGCGCGGATGTTTTGCGCGTATTCATGAGCAGCGTTTGAAGCCTTACTCTGCCACCCATCTGGATAATCACCAGACTTAATAGATTCTGCCGCCATAAATTCAGCAAACTGCTCGAGCAAATCAGGCACAGATACCGGCGCTGGCTGGGAGGTGTAGAATTTCGGGCACTCGATATGCTCAATTCCCATCTCCCCGTCGTCGATATCTACCGAACCGTTACCTCCACAGGCCTCGCAGGCCTCACCCCCCGATTCGAGCGATGCCAGTGCTAACTTCATCGCCGCCAGCGCATTGGCCGCATCTTCGTTTACAACGCCGGGCACAGCATCGCGCTCTTCTTCAAGCTCCGCGATTGTCTGCTGGAGCCATTCTTTGGTAAGTGTGCTCATGATGCTTCTCCATGACGCTGAACGGCGATAGCTTTGTGCTCGTCGATAATCTCCACGACTTCTGCATGGACCAATCCTTCGAGATAGATAACACCTGTGTCGCTTATACCCGCCAGGCTGATCAGCTCTACAAGGCGACGCGCTTTCTTAACGCTAATTTCTGGCGCTATAACGCTGCGGGTAACTTTCTTCTTACCTTTGGCAGCAGCAGAAGCTTTATCCTTCTGAAGCACCTCACCGGCCTTTTCGCCAAACTCTTTTACTCGGTCTACGGCCACATCTACAGACACGGCTCCGGACTTAACTTCTTTCTGAACGTCGTGATTGGCTGTGCTAAGAAGCAGAAGTTTTTCGACAGTAGGGACAGACTTGTTGACCAGTTTTGCAATCTCGCTGGTGGTCTGGTTGAAGGCGTTATGAAGCTCCTGAATAACAGCTGCCTGTTCCATATCAGATAGCGGGAGCTGGTTGTTACTGGTCATGATGCGCGCCAGGCGCTGAACATCGTTACCGTTGAACGGCATGATATGGATGCGGTCTACTGGCTTACCAGCTTCTGCACAGCGCGCATAGCAGCGACGCCGACGGTGGCCTTCAACAACCCACACTCCACCTTCATCACGGGCGATAACCTCCAGCGGGGGAACGGAGCCACCATTCATCAGAAAGTTGAAGAGGTCATCATCTGCCTGGCGGGTACGCTCATCATCTTCGCGTTTGTTGAAACCTTCCCGCACATGGATTTGGTCAAGGCTGATAAACATCCCGGTATCGGTACGCTTGATGGTCCCGTCACGGGTCATTTGCTTGAATGAGTTAGCCATTAGAGAGCCACCTCGTTATTTTGGGAAATGACGACGGTAGACAACTCACGCAGTTCTCGCTGGGCTTCCAGTAAATGCATATTGGTTCTGGTCTTCGTGTGGCGTTCAACAATGCGGTCACATTCTTTGGCCCAGCTTGCGACATCTTCACGCAAGGTGGCGTTCTGAACAGCCAGTTCCTTACGCTGAGCCATCGCTTCACAAAGCGCGACGCTGGTTACATCAAAGCGCGTTGCCATTTCGTTAACCAACCAACCATAAGCGGCAGGAAGGAGAGGGGCTGCCTTACGCGCTGCGTCGATCAGCTGCTCCCGGGTCATGCGTGGTTGTAACTCGGTGACGTTCTGTGTGTTCGTCATGGATAGTTTCTCCGTGTTATGAGCGCTCTGCACAGCGCTGAATTCTTGGCCTTACAACTTAGAAGAGGCCGCCTTGGTCTTTGGGTGAGATGCGTTTTCTCCGGGTAACTTCAGCTTTTGAAACCTGTTTATCTGCCCAGGCTTTAGCATGCCTCATCACATCGTCGAATATCGCGCCTTTCTTACTGGCTTGTGACATGCGCTTATATAAATCAAGTGCTTGCCACGCCCCCCCCTGAGCCACCGAAGAGGAAAAGCCTTGCTTAATCAGCTGTTCCCGTACGTTTTTCTCAATAAATTCGATGTGGTTCATCGTTCCTCCAGTGGAAATATCCGCTGAATTTTGGTTGCACGAATCCCTCGCCAGATGGCGACAAAACATAAAGGGGGTTCGTTTTAATAAGCACCCAACTAGGGCACTTAGTGAAACGGGCGGCTGCCACCGCCAGTTAGCTTCTCCACAATTGGGAGCGCGTTCTCATGAGTTGATTTAACGACTACAGCCTCTCAAGTTGAACGCTGAACGCGCTTTCAGTTGTGAAAAGGGGCGGTCGACATTAAGGACATTCACAACTGCCGACCGCCAAGACTACACACAGCATCTGGTACAGCTACTACGGTTTACCACGCTGGCTACGTGATACTGGCGCGGCATGCAGGATTCGAACCTGCGACCCACGGCTTAGAAGGCCGTTGCTCTATCCATCTGAGCTAATGCCACAACTGGAATCGCACTCCGCCAGTTAACAAACCGATCCCCATCAGTGAAAGAGGAATGCGCTTTCATGTTGTGTGCCGGTCTTTCCCGGCTGTCAGTTCTTTATTGCCATTTGAACTCATCGGCCTAACGAGTTTTAACGACCTTTCCCGTTTGCATAATCTTGTCGCGGCGGTTATCGCTGCCGAAGCGCCACTGTCCAGGACATTTAAAAGGACCGTCTCCAAGTGGTAACTCTTCCAGTCCCGCTAAGCACCCTGCTAGATGCTTAACGTGAATGGCTGCCCTCGTCTCTTCCGAGGTGTCACACCTGATCGCCACGCTGGTGAAACGTCTCTGGCTGTCGTACTTGCCTGGCTTGCACATTCCGGCTACCCGCTGGATCTGGAAAAAGTAATGCAAGGAATCCCCGGACCGCTGCGGCACATGTGCTATATGCCGTACTGCAACTGCTGCCTGTCTTTTCACCACATCAGGCTCGGTGGTATTCTTGGAGTTCTCACACAACCAAGAAGGATATTACAAATGGACGAAGTTAAGTTCTCTTGCCCAGAATGCAGTGGCGAACTCTTCGATAGCACCGCGATACCTGAAGGTTCTGACAGTTTTGCGGGAGCTGTCTGTGGAAATTGTGGTCACGTTGTAACTGAAGACGAGAGCTCTCAGTTCGATGATCAGCTTGCCAATGATTACTTCGACAATCTCACCAGGAACCTTTTCGATTAATGGCAAGTAACGCTTGCTGACCGCCTCAACAACCTGCGTTTGAACTTTCAATGCGCTGCAATCTACATGCAGCGTCAATTCGACATAGCCACAGCTCTTACACTTATCGCTAATAGGCGCAAAGGTCTCGCCGGCTGGCAACTTAATCGTCTTTCTGTTTGCGCTTGTGCTCATACTGCCTACCCACAATGTTCGCTGCTGATGAATAAAATCTAACTTAACTTAGTTTTTAGGTCAAGGGTAAACACCAAACTTTTCTTAGTTTAGTGTTTTGAGGAGTTAGGGAACTTAGATTTCGTACTGAACGCCTTTGACAACGCCAATAATAAGGCAGTTACCGTTGATCGGTATGTTGGGGTAGCGAGGATTTAGTGGGACTAAAAATTTTTGTGGCCATCAATGACAAGTTTTTTAACAGTCGCTTCGTTAGTGCCATCAATACGCGCAACAACAATCTTCCCATGAAGGGGTTCGACATCTGGATCAACAATAACGGTAGCCCCTTCAGGTATTGTTGGGAGGCCATTTGGATTGGTCATTGAATCCCCTTTGACCTCTAAAGCGAACGAGCTATCTCCAATGCGAAGTGATGTCTCAACCCATTTATCGACATCGCTGAACAAATCAGCAGTTTTACATTCCGTAAACTGCCCAGCCTGAACCCAAGAAATCACTGGCACACGCCGCATTTTAGTTATGAGGGCACCCTCAAATTCGGTGCCGTAAAGAATGTAATCTATTGATGTATTGAAAAATTTCGCCAGCTTAACCAGCGATTCACCGTTTGGGATATTCACATCCTTTTCCCAATAACCGACCGCTACGTCACTAACACCGCAGAATTTACCCAGTTCTTTTTGAGAGGTTCTTGTAACCCTACGTAGGGCTTTAATGCGCTGACCAACCGTTTCCATGAAAGCACCAAATTTAAAAAAGACTAAGCAATCTTAGTTTTTATTGACCAAAGTTAGATTGGTTATTAATATCTAATCAAACTTAGCTAAGGAGGCTTCATGACAACCGACGAGATTGAACAACATTTCGGCAGCACTGAAAAAGTTGCCGAATTTTTTGGCATCACTAGTGAGGCCGTTTACCAGTGGCGTAACCGCCCAGGACGCTTAATCCCAAAAGGACGAGCTGCTGAAGCTGCGTATCGAACTGCTGGTGAACTGGAATTCAACCCAGAACGTTATGGCAAGAATACATCGCCAAGCGATCAGAAATAACCACAGAGATAAGGGGTTAACCGTGGGTATAGAACCTGAATGGAAAGTTGAGAAGCAGCCCGCCTGGCTAGTGGCCGCAATCAGGAAGACGATTGCCGCGTTGCCAGGAGGATACGCTGAAGCGGCGGAAATTCTGGACGAAACCCAGAATTCACTCTTTAACCGCCTTCGTGCTGGTGGCGACCAGATCTTTCCGATGGGCTGGGCAATGGTGCTTCAGAGCGCCGCTGGCGTAAGTTACATCGCTGACGCGTTCTCTCGTGAAACCGATAACGGAATTCACGTTCCCGGCGCCGTGCCTGATGATGAAACGAAGAGATTGGCCTGAAGCTGGCCGAGCTGGTGGGAGGCTTGGTGAGCTGGTCAACGCTTACCGTCATTACATTGAAGATGGTGTAGTTGACCGGAGCGAGTGGCAAAGTCTTAACGATATCGCATATCAGTTCAGGGTCACTCTCATGACGTTCCTGAACCTTATTTCCCGTGTTTATTGCCTCCAGAAATGGGTGAGGCCGCGAGTGTGCAGCTCCGGCCCCTTGGCGTGTCGTATCAGTGGAGAAACTAACGCATGAACAGTGTAACGGTAAACAACCGTCTCCCGCAACTCCGTGGTATTCCCGTTGTTGGAACCTCGTCGTTTCGGTATGAGCGGATGGTATCAGGCCGCTGGGTTCCATGTAACCACAGTAGGCTATGGCGATTGTGGGTGTCTGGCGTCGGAAGGGAGAGCGCTATGCGAGAACTTAACCGGCGTTTCAGAGATCACTATGGCGTCCCGGTGCGCGTCATCAGATGGGAGCCCGAGACCCGACGCGTTATATACCTCCGCGAAGGGTACGATCATGAGTGCTTCAGCCCTCTTGAGCAATTCCAGCGTAAATTTACAGAGTTAAAGGACGACCATGAGCCTGTTAATGCCATCCCGGCCGATAGTGATTAACCCTGACCTTGCGTACAGCATTGGGCTGAACGAGGCCATTGCGTTGCAGCAGGTTAATTACTGGCTGAAAGAAACCACCTCCGGACTGGAGCGTGACGGCGTGCGCTGGATTTACAACACCAATGAGCAGTGGCTGGAGCAGTTCCCGTTCTGGTCTGAATCCACCCTGAAGCGCACATTCACCCGCCTGAAAAACCTTGGCGTACTCAAAGTTGAGCAGCTGAACAAG